TAAATGTTGTAACTGCCGTCCGTGGTTGTGGTTGGTGAGCCTGTTGTGGCAGTGGCTGTATTTAGTGTTCTGATAATCACAACGCCTGAACCGCCTGTGCCGCCCGTCGTGTTGCTTGGGTAGCCACCACCGCCACCTCCACCACCAGTATTAGCCGTGCCTGTTCCAGCGGCAGAAGAACCGTCGCTTCCAGCACCGCCGCCACCAGTGCCGCCCGTCCCCGGAGTTGGGGTTCCTTGAGCGGGCCAACAACCGCCACCTCCACCACCCGCCCGTGTCACGGACGAACCCGTTATTGAGGATGCTGAACCATTACCGCCATTGCCACCATTACTTAAATTAACTGCGTCACTTCCTGCGCTACCGGCCCCACCACCACTGCCTCCCGGCCCGTTTTTGGCTACACCTTGGCCCCCATCATTTCCTTCTGAGGGTGTGTAGCCGCCAGCGTTACCAGACCCCGGCGTACTATTACCAGCTTGATCTCCCGCGCCACCGCCAGAGCCTCCGTCAGCGCCATCTTTTTCTGTACTATACGAGCCACCACCGCCACCGCCGCTAGAAGAAACAGAATTAAATGAACTATCCGCGCCGTTTGAGCCTCTAATGCTTTGGCTTCCCGATGCCGCACCACCTGCCCCTACCGTGACAGTGTAAGTAGCGCCTACTGTAAGCTGTTGGTTCGTAAATTCACGATAACCACCAGCCCCTGCTCCAGCGGCGATTTGAGTGCCGCCTCCGCCCCCACCTGCAATAATTAAGTAATCTGCAAAAAAATTCGGAGCAGGCCAGCCTGTTCTGTTCTGCATCTGCGTGGGTAAAGACCAAACGCCGCTATATACCTTCGGGTCTTGATCCAGACCATTAAAGCCAATAAACCCGCCTTTATCCTTGGCCACAACAAGTCCCTGTTAGCTGATTTCTTCGTAGCTTACAATGACTTCAAGGTCGTTTGCGGTCCCCGCTGTGACCGAAATAGAGCGGTCCTCCTCTAAATACAAAGACGTGTTCTTATCCAAAACAATCAGAGACGCATCCGCCGGCACTGAAACAGTAGAAACTAATGAATATGCTGTCCCGCCAATTGCCGCCGCAGTGTGATAATCAACAGTTACGTCACAGGCGGTTGTGCCATCCACGTTAGCAACCTGAATCATGTTTATCTTAAATACTTTACCGCTTGACGCGGCATTACTAACAAGCTCGGTTGCGCTTGTGGTAGACAATGCGAGGTAAAACGATTTACCCGTGATTGTCGAGACATTTACAATGTTTGGTGCGGCCATTTCCTAGCTCCTATCCGAATACAATAGCCATCGCAATGGCTTTACCTGTGCTAATACCAGCATCTGCAAAAGACAGCTTGCCCGAGCCGTCCGTAGTTAACGCCTGCCCGCTAGTGCCGTCTGCATTGGGAAGCTCCAAGGTGTACGTTGCCGCCGCACTGTGGGGCGGGCCTACAAGCGTCACGCCGTGGCTATTGCTTTCGCAGTTAAATCGAATCTTGCCTGCATTGGTGTTACCGTACAGCTCAGTAAAGCCCGTCCCATTTGGGAATAACTGGATGTTGCCGTTGGTGTCTGTGGACTTGATTGCGTTGGTGTCAATCTGAAGGTTTTCAATTGACACAACACCGTTGGCATCCTCAAAGACAGCCTTTTCCGCAGGATATGTCATGAACACATCTTTAGTGCCCGCGCTTAAATTAACTGCCGATCCGCTGTTGGAGCTGGCAAGCACTGTCGTTCTGGTTAACGTGTTACCACTAGAGGTGTAGGTGCCAAGCCCAACTTCAAACGCTGTGTTCGTGGAATCGACAATCGCGTAGTAGGTTGTGTCAGCATTAGACAGAACCGACGAAAACGTCACAAAATTAGTAGACGCCCCACCCAGAGATAGTGCGCCTGTCCCTGTTGTTGTGGTTGTCTCCTTTACCCTGTCCTTAATTACGAGCGCCATACTAAATACCTTTACTCAGGATCTACCCAGTTAGAGTCTTGCGTCCACGTTATGCCGTCAAAGGTGTACTTATTTACTGCCCAATCTTCCGGCACATTAGTTACATTTTCGTGCAACGTAGCGTTGGTGGAATTTAAACAGTCAATATAAAAGTTAGGTACTAACGGGTCGCCTAGTGTCGATAACGGATCACCAACCGTAATCCTGTTTTCTGCCATAAACACTTCTTTATCGTCGGCAAATAAGTGTGTAGAAAGGTTGGTCACATTGTCTGTGATTGTTTTCATAGCTACCCCTTAATCAAAAGGTTCGTTGCGGAGGTTGCTACTCCAGCAAACACTGAGGGGGTTTGCGTAGAATCGTCAATTAACGATCCATCAAGGCCAACATAATAACCAGTTCCAGCAGTTAAACCTGTTTGAGCATCGTCAACAGACCCAGCCAATTGAATTGTCGCTGTAGCGGTGTCAGCATATGCTCCATTAGAAATACCTACAAAATTTTCTTTTGTTAAGGTTGAGTTATTTATAGTTACGCTAAAACCAATACCTTTAAACCTACCGCCATTCGCAACATAATCCTGCGATGCGATTAAAAATTTATTTACGTTTGAATCAAAAACAACATCCCACCCTTGGCTGGGAAGAGTCATGCCGTCATTTTGATTAATTGTGGCATAGGGAGGAGCATCCCAGACTGACCGCGCCGTCTCAAACGTGGGCACTGCTGTAACGGGATCTATAGTTACTACCTTGGCAAACAAGTTTAAATGTTCAATCGCTTGTTTTTCAGTGTCGTCCCACTTAGAAAAATAAAAAAGAACAGCCTTGTTTATGTTTGTGTCATAAGCCATACGACTGTAAAAAGGCCAAGTTCCTGCTGATGTAGTATTTCCTGTTTCAAAAAAATATCCGCCCGGATCAGTAAAAGTAATATCCGTTCCGGACACAGTTCCTATCATAAAATAACCAGAATCGGCGGTGGTGTCCGACCAACCATATAAAATTTTGCCGCTGTCTGGGTCGTAAACCGCCATATTGTATTCGGTAGTTCCCGCGCCTGCGGGTTCTACAGACGTTCCAAAAGAAATGCTAGTTCCAGAAACCGTACCAACAACCGCGCGAGCATCACTAGAACTGTCTTCCCACAAGATAACCACTTTTTCGTTTGTGGTGTCAAAAACAGAATTTACATAAAGAGAAGATCCTGCCCAAAATTGCGTGGTCGTTCCAAAAGAAATGCTAGTTCCAGAAACCGTACCAACAACCGCTTGACCATTTGTATCATAATAAGCAATAACTACTTTATCGTTTGTAGTGTCGTAACAAACCCCTCTTTTGTTGTTTCCACTAGAACCATCTGTGGAGGAGGTGTATTGAACTGGAGTGCCAAATGTAAAAGACGTTCCAGAAATAGAACAAACCACAGCGTAACTTCCTGTAGTGCCTGAAGTCCGACTATAATTAAAAACACACTGATTAGTGTCCGGATCAAATGTCCCACCAAGAGCAATTGTGCTCCCGGTTGAATCAATGGCTACGGGCGTACCATATGTGACTGCACCGTCTGAGGCAACAGTAGCCACAACGCCATATAAATAGTTTGATGAATCTGTGGCTGTGTAAACAATTAAAGATTTATTAGCGTTGGGATCAAAAACAACGGCGCAATATTGCGCCCTATCTGTTCCGCTAGTAAAGTATACTCTGTCACTTACGTTAAAATTTTGTCCTGTTGGCTTGCTAACAGTGCCATCTGAGTTAAGGATCACAGGGTCACCATCAGCGATAGAGCCTGATGCGGTTGCTGAGAAAGACGGAGCGGCATCAATGCCAGTAAGTGCAGAACCATCACCTGTGTACGACGTAGCCGCAACCTCACCGCCAGAGCCGTATATAACAGCTTTAGAGTTAACAACGGTATTGGCTGTTGCCCCGTCCAGCAGGTTAAGCTCCGCCGCAGTCGAGGTCACCGCCGCGTCATTGATGACAAGCTGGTTAGAGCCATCCAAATACGCAGACTTGTCAGCGGGATAGGTAAGCAACACATCCTTACTCCCCGCGCTAAAGTTCACCGCGCTATTGGCATTGGAGCTGGACAGGACTGTGGTGCGAGTAATAGTGTTCCCGCTACTGGCGTAGGTGCCTAGCCCGACCTCAAACGCCGTATTGGTGTCGTCAATGATGGCGTAGTAGGTTGTGTCACCGTCCGACAGTACAGACGAAAACGTGCGGAAATTTGGCTCTGCGCCTGCAAGCGAGATCGCGCCTGTGCCTGTCGAGGTAGTGGTTTCTTTTACGCGATCAGCAACGACCAAGGCCATGATTATGCAATCCTGATAATAGCGTTAGATGCGTCAGCGGTTGGGAAGACAATGCTAAAGTCGCCGGCACTGGATGACTTGTCAGAGCCAAAATCCAAAACCACGACCGTATCTGTTGTGCCGGTTCCACCAGCGGTAGTCGTGTTGTAAATCAACGCGCCGCGAGCGGTAATCGTGGACGAGCTAAAGGTCACGTCGGCGAAGTCTGTCAGCGCCGTTGTTCCTGACGTAGTAGGGGTAACATTGGTCAGGGTGGCGCCACCAGCAGTATACCCCGTGCCGCTTACCTCGTTGGTAGCGGTATAGTCGGTGGTAGAGGCGTCAAAGCTGGCGCTGTTTGTATACATCGCGAGCTTAAAGGTGTCACCAGTGCTGGCGGTGAAGTTGTGCGAGCCAACAAGCAATTCCTGCTTGAACGACGTACACATGTAGTTTCCGCTAAAAGCCATATCAAAGTCTCCTGATGAGTTCGGCTAGGTCTTTTTGCCCCGCATCACACAGGGCGTTGTAAACAGTGGTCCGGTCGCTTTTTATGGCTTCCTTCATGTAATAAACAAGGAGCTTCCTAATGTCAGCTCTAAACGCCTCGGCTTGCGCACGCACTTCTGGCGCGGCGCTTTCTGCTATTGAGACGATTCTGTCCAAGCATCTTTCAGCAACTTCCTCCGGGGAAAAGCCCCTGTTTGAAGTCGTCTGCACAAACACGTCACCAACGGTAGCGTCAATCACGATCTAGGCTTCCTTACCTCGCCACCGCGATAGCTGTCTGTAGTGCTGTATCCCTCGCCCAGCTCCTCCAGCTTTCCAAGCGCCTCCATGTACCGCTGAACGTACAACTGCATCAGATCAGCGTCGCCCTTGAGGTAGGTGTACGCCTCAACAAGACAGCCATACAGAAGCGTCGACTCAGCATTGGTGCCAAGCCAGCTAGTACCATCTGTGGACGTAGTGATTGAGGTTGGCTTGTGGAAGTAGTGCAGTTCCGCGTCGTATGCCGCGTCTGGGGTGGGGCCAAGAATAAATGCCGTGCGGCTAAAGATGCCGTAATACTTGGGTGCGCCAGTGGTTCCGGCGACGGGATATGCCTGACGGATAAAATTAACGTCCTTAAAAAGAAGGTACTCGTATCCGGAATTATCAATGGCCAATGAGTAAGGCGTCAAAAAATCCGACGGCATCACCAGATACTGACTACCTGCGGCAACAGACCCCTCCACATTCTTGCGAAAGTCGGGCAACTGCACCGTCTTTAAAATCTTGTCCTCTGCCTGCTGAATAATGGTCGGCAGATTGTTGACGAAGCTGGTCTCGTTGGACTCTACATAGTCCTGTATGGCCTGCTTCAACGTGGTAAAGGTAAACGCCATCAGGATGTCTCTACTGTTACGCGCCCAACCACACCTGCCATGTCAAGGCCCACAGTGCGGCTCCCAAGAGCTGTATTGCCACCACCAACGGGATCAAAGGCAGACAAAGCGCGGCTTTCGTCAAGTG